GATGAAACTAAAGGTAGTAAAGCATTTAGTTATTTCTCTGTAGTAGCAAAGAACTATCTTATCTTAAATAATAATGCTAACTACAAGAAGATGAAGATTCATGATGACATTGATGTTTTATATGGACATGGTCATGATGATGAAAATATAAAAAAGAATCCATCAAACGATGTGTTCAAAAAAACAATCGATTATTTTGATGAAAACATAGAAAGACTTTTTCCAAAAGACCAAGACAGAGAGATTGCTGAGTCTATACTATATCTTTGTAAGAATAAAGATAGTATAGATAATTTTAATAAGAAAGCAATCTATATAATGATTCGTGAGATGACAGATGTTAAAACATCTAAAATAACTCAGATTACGAATACATTCCGTAAAATATACCCTAAAATACAAGAAGAAGTGCTTACAAGAGGTCACATCGATAACCTAAGATATACAGGTTCTTTGTTATAATATTGTAACCATACTATACTTATAAGTATGGAAAAAGATTTTAAGATATTCGGTGATAAAAACTTTTCAGACTTATCTGAAGAGATATATAATAATAACAAGTTAAAGAAAACTCAAATCGACTTGTTAATTCAAGAGGTGCATGGATACATACAAGGTATCGAAGATATCGCTATCGTAGGTCCTATTATTAAGGAACTGATGGATGTTGGTATCAAAAACGATGATAACCTTGTTAAACTAGCTACTCTCTATCAGAGGATAATGTCCAAACAACCAATCGATGATAGCGATGTAGGTTTATTATCCGAAGAAGAAAAAGAACAGCTAATGGCTTCTTTAGAAGATGTAGCAGATGACTTACAGAAAAAGAAAGACGAGATAGTTGATAAAGATCCTGTAGACATGACCGAGATAAGACAGAAGTATGGTAGTTCGTAATGCCACATCATGTTAGATTAGATCCACAAAAGGTAAATGAGTTAGGTGTAGCTAACCAAGACTCTACCGTATTACCTGAATTTACTTTTCATCATGGTCATGTAGAACAAGTTATTAACACAAAAGAAGATTTTGATTTACTTGACCTTAAAGTAAATAGACCACTTAATGATTATAGTCAAATGATATTAGTTAGTCCCACATTCGAGGGGGTTTTAAGAAGTGGATATTTAAAAAATAAGATACCATGTATACCCTTACTTAGAGGATTTTCTGATTCTATTGCTAGAGGAGATAGTGTAATATATACAAAGATGGGTAACATTTACTATTATTTAGGTCCTTTAAATTCAGTTAACAATCCAAATTATTCACCAGACATTTATTATAATGAAAATAAAAATGTTAATCTAAAATCTAAATTAGAGATAGATAATAGAAAAGATGATCCTAATGGCTACAACAAAAATTATAGAAGGTTAAATATAAGAAAAGCTAACAAAACAAAAATATACGGTTTGGATTCACCTTATGCTACAAGATTTGGAGATATAGGTTCTGAAGCTGAATTAGAAATGGCTTACTCAGATTTAACATTAGAAGGTAGACATGGTAACTCTATACAAATAGGAAGTAGATTTGTTAATCCATATATTACTATAAAAAATAATAACATAGATTCTAATAAAGGTTCTGCTTTACTTTTTTTATCATTGGGTTCTATAGGTCAGAGTTTTAGAGGATATGATAAGTTATCAAGTGATAGACGAATAGAAAAAGAAAGAGAAACATTAGCAGAAGGTCAATATTCTGGTTATCCTATAAATTATGGTAATGATGGAATCGGAGAACCATTAGAAGATACATTTAACATGGAATATGGTAAAGTACAAGATTCTTCTAATAACCAAACAGAGTTTGACCAAGTAGTAATGTTTTCTGATAGAATAACATTTGATGCTAAAGAAAATGATTTAACGATGTCAGCATATCGTAATATAAACTTTGGTGCTGGGAGAAATATAACATTTACTAATAAAGGTTTTACAGTTATTGAATCAGAGAATATTTATTTAGGAAAGAAAGCAAAAGAAAAAACTGAACCTATGGTATTAGGTAATGAACTGAGATTAATTTTGATTGAGATATTGGAAATATTAAATAGTGCAAGAGCAAATGTTCAAGGTGTGCCATTACCATTGGTGGATAGTAGTTTAGCACCTTTGAATGCAGCACCTATTAATGTAATAGGCACATTATTACAAAAATTAAATGATTTAGATCCACAGAATGGTGGTGGATTTTTTAGTAGTCACCATTACATAGAACAGAACAGGAGTACAAATGAAGGTTAATATATTTAAGAAGTTAATAAGAGAAGTAGTAAGAGAAGAATTAGATTATAAATTTTCGTCACTTGAAAAAAAGTTAGATGAAGTGTTAGTTAAGTCTAGTTCTAACAGTATAGTTGAAGATAGACTGCCACAACCCGTCTCGTCTCAACCAAAAAAGCAACCTGTTTCGGCAGCTCCACCTCAATCTAAGGCAGCTCCGTTGACAAAAGACTCTATTCTAAATGATATCTTAAATGAAACTGCTCATAGTGGTGAATGGCAAAACATTGAAAAGGAAGCAGAAGTTAAATCTGTAGTTGATAATACTCAGAATTTACCTGAACATTTAGCAGATGCTTTTACAAAGGATTATTCACAAGTAATGAAAAAAGTAGAAGAAAAGGCAAAGTTTAATCGTGGGTAAACTTAAAAAAGATATACAGGCTGCTTTTGAAGCTAGCATTGATGGTAATTCCGATAAGATAAAGCAACTAGCTACAGATTTGGAAACGGCAATTGAAAAATTTATTATTAATCAAACTTTCAGAGTGGATAAGTTAAGTATGACTCATAAGGGACTTGAGACTTTACCTATTTTACCTATTATGACAGACGCTACTGGAGCAATTCCATTAATTACTACAGCAATAGGAGCTCCAATTATGCCTATATCAGTACCTAATAGAAAGATTTCAATCTTTTCAATGGGTGTTGATAAAGATGGCGGTGCAAGTGATAATCCAATTGAGAAAGGTGAAGCTCAATCTAATGCATCAGAAGTCAGACTTAGAGAAGATGAGGTAAATAGGGATTACAAATAATGGCAATACTTGATAGAAGAAAAGATAGGTTTGTAGAAGACCAAGATAAAAGAGTCTCTGTAGGAATAGAGTTTCCTTTTAATAGAACAACTGGTGATGGATACTTTAAATCCACAAAGACTACTGTTGATTCTATTAAGAATAATATTAGACTTCTTTTGCAAACTCATAGAGGCGAAAGGGTATTTCAACCAAATTTAGGTATGGGTTTAAGGTCACTTATCTTTGAACCATTAACTGAAGACATAACCATACAGATAGAGAATAACATAGTTGATGTGTTCAGTAGATGGTTACCTTTTGTGGAATTAAGAAACATTAATATAAATCGTAAAGATGATTTAAATCAAGTAAACATTAATATAGATTTTAATATAAACAGAGCACCAAATAGTTTAGAAAGTGTTCAAGTTACATTTGATGGTGTCGGAGCTGGAAACTCGACAAGTAATGGAGCATACTAATGGCATATACAGAGAAACAAAAATTAAAACCAACTAATGTAAAATATACAAGTAAAGATTTTAGTTCAATAAAAGCTGATTTAATTGAGTATACTAAATCTTATTTTCCTGATACATATAAAGATTTCAACGAGACATCACCTGGTATGATGTTAATAGAATTATCCAGTTATGTTGGTGATGTTCTTTCATATTATATAGATTATAATTATAAGGAAAGTCTACTTTCAACGGCAACAGAGAAAAGAAATGTTCGTAGATTAGCTGAATTTCTTGGATATAAAACTCCAAACAAAACTGCATCGGTTGTTAAACTAAAACTAGAAACAACAATAAATGCTGATGGTACAACTGGTGAACCACTTTATGGAGAAGCTCCATCTTCTATAGATAGTGGATTACAGATTGCTTCTAATGTAGATTCTGAGATTCTTTTTGAGACAACAGACGAGGTAGATTTTACATCAAGTGGTTCTGGTGATCCTGTTATAAGTACACCAACTCTTGATGCTAACGGAGAAGCAGCATCTTACACCTTGACAAGATTTGTTCGTGCTGTATCAGGTCAAACAAAAACAAAAACATTTAATATAACATCTCCTACTAAATTTTTAGAATTAGATTTAGGGGAAAATAATGTGATTGAAATAATAAGTTGTTTGGATGGAGCTGGACAAAATTGGTATGAGGTTGATTATTTAGCACAAGATAAAATTTTAAAACAGACTCATTACACAGATGATTCGACAAGAACAAGTGCTTACGACCAAGGTGAAGCTAACACTTCTTTAGCTCCAATACCTGTTCCATATGTTGCTGAATATATAAAAACTACAAAAAAGTTTACGAGTAAATTTGATGAAGATTCTCAAACATATAAAGTTTGTTTTGGTAATGGATTATTTAGATTTAGTAACTCTGGTTCAAATGTCGATCCTGTAGAACAAGCTGGTGTGACAATTAATGGAACTAATCTTGCTGATGTCCCAAGTGCTTTAGGAGTAGTAACAGGTAATAATCCAAACTTAGGTGAAACGCCATCAAATACTACATTAACATTTACTTACAGAGTTGGTGGTGGTGCAGACTCAAACATACAAGCTGGAGAACTTAGTGTAATTAATAACGCACCAGCTGGTGTTACGTTAACTGTATCAAATGATGAACCTAGTTCTGGTGGAACTGATGGTCAAACTGTAGAAGAGATAAGAAATAATGCTAGTTCGTTTTTTGCTTCTCAACTAAGATGTGTTACTAAAGAAGATTATACATCAAGGATACTATCTCTTCCACAAAAATTTGGTAGTATTGCTAAATGTTATATCGAAAGATTAGATGGTGGTGTTCTTTTAGCCTCTACTCTTTCTTATAATCAAAAAAGACAACTTGTACAAACACCACAACTTGTTATACAAAATGTAGGAACATATATCAATCAGTTTAGAATGATAAATGACCAAATTAATTATGGATTTACACTTAATAATATTAAGTTTTCTTCTTATGTTATTAATTTCGGAGTTCGTTTTGTTGTAAACTATGACAGAAGATCTAATCCAACTGAAGTAAAATTAAATGTTATTCAAGTTATTAAGGATTTCTTTTTAGTGGATAAGATGCAATATAGACAATCAATTAATATGAACGACTTACAATATAATATTTTAGGTTTAGAGGGTGTGATTGGTATTAGAGAATTAAAACTATTTCAAGATGGAAACAGTGAGTATGCTAGTGGTAGACAACTATATTACTATAAGGGAGATGGTGAAATATCAGGTACAGATAGTAATTATGGGTTTCAATATAATTTTGATAATGCCTTAAAAGATGGAATTTACAGACCATCTATAACTCCATCGGTATTTGAGTTGAAAAATCCTAACCAAGACATTTATGGGAAGGTGATATAATGCATAAATATTTTTTTACAACTAAAGACACATTTATTAATAGTGGTTCAAATCAAACCACAGGTGATGATTTTAAAGATAAGAATGTGGGACAAGACGAAATTCTTGAGTTAAAGAAAGTATTCTTTGACAGAACATTTTCTCATCCAACTCGTGTATTACTTCAATTTGATACTAATGAAATAGAAAATTATATTAGTTCATCTGTATTACCTCATGACTATAAACTTAATTTACGATTATATGAAACAGAAGGTACAAGTGGATTAACTGAAGATTATACTATTGCTGCTTATCCACTAAGTCAAGAGTGGGATGAGGGTGTTGGTAAAGAAATAGATGTACCAAAAACAACAGATGGTTGTAGTTGGACTTATAGAAAAAATAGAGAAGGTGCTTCTCAAATATCATGGACAACATCTGGTGGAACTTATATTAGTGCAGATGAAGTAACTCAATCTTTTTCATCCGAGTCACCAGATATTAATATGGACATTACATCTGTTGCTAACAAATGGTTTGGTGGGGTTAATGAAAATTATGGGCTACTAATAAGATTATCAGGAAGCAGAGAAACATCAAGTGGTAGTTTTGAGGACATCAAGTTTTTCTCAAAACAAACCAATACTATTTACTCTCCAAAGATAGAACTCAAATGGGATGACCATTTACCAGCAACTGGTTCTAATACCGGTAGTTTAATAGAATTAGATGTTAGTGGTAATAGTGAAAACTATTTATATCCAATACATCTTAGAGAAGCATACAAAGAAAATGAAACTGTTAAGTTTAGATTTGGTGCTCGTAAAAGATATATACAAAAATCATTTTCTACTTCTGTTCAAAATGTGAGTGGCAGTTTTATACCACATGGTTTAGGTTCTTATTCTATCATAGATATGGCAACAAACGAATCAGTTGTTCCATTTAGTGCTTACACAACGATGAGTTGTGATACGACTTCTAATTATTTTAAACAAGACCTAAACGCTTTTGAACCTAATCGTGCTTATAAAATTTTGATTAAGGTCAACCATAACGATGGTCAGGAGATAATCTACGATAACGATTTTGAATTTATATTGAGGACTTAGAATGGCTAACTATGGAACGAGTCAATCAACAACAGGACAAGTTAGTAATGTCGTTGTAAATAATCCTATTGTAGAAGTAGATTTACAAGCAACATCAAACGACAAGTTTTACTTTTTAAATAGTCCTGATGAGCAATATGTAGGACCTTATCATCGTCATGAAGATGGAACTCTGATGATTGGTGCTGGAGTTCTTGGCGTCAATCACGAACTGAAACCTGATGAAATAATATTTGAAGAGATATCGGATGAAAATGTATTGCAAACTCGTGAAAGAGTTAGTGATATTTTTTACAAGTTATGGTTTCAATCAAACACTCTTTCTGAACAAGAGATACTTTCAATGCAAACTACCATTCGTGATGGTATAAAACAAACAGGTCGTAATGAAGACGAACCTCTTGTATTTTATAAGAAAGACAGAAACACTTTAGAAAGTAGAAAAGATTTACAAGGCGAAACATTTGAAAAAATATGTCAATATATTTTTGACAATAGTATTATTGACTTAGACGATTTATTTGTTATTGAACAGATAGATGGTGTCCCACAAAATAATCAGAATGTTATAGACTATCAGATTATTTTTTCACATGGTAATGTTCAATATAAAATAAATATTGCTAAAAAAGTAGGTAATGTTTTTACAGATGTTTTGAATCTTGGTCAATTAACAAAGATAAAAAATAGTACAAGAATAAATCCTGAAAAAGCTAGTGAGATATTAGATACGAATATTTTTGAGTTACTACCCAATCAAAGTACTAGACAAGATACAATAAATAGATTTTTTAGAGACTTTAATGATTTGATAGGACCTAAACCAGCATTCCAAGATGTAGACGGAGATGGTGTTGGTGAAAGTGCTGTTAACTATGAACAAGACGAACAGAGTCGTATCAGTTATGATAACAGACCTAGTGCTTATATAACAAGAACGAATGAGCAAGCAGCTAGTGATACTAACAATCAAGGTAAGACAATTGAGTCTATGAGAAACAAACTCAACACCTATCTTGGTGATGTGGATAATGTTATTGAGACTTTAGAAGATGATAGACCTGAGTATGAAAACGTATCGCAAGGATTCTTAAAAATAAGAAAACCAAATCAGGCAATAATATTAAAGTCTCCTAATAATAGGGAGTTAGAATTTCAAAAAATAAATCCTAACAATGGTAAACCAAGTTTCTTAGAAGATGGATTTACTGTAACAATGTGGGTAAAGTTTTTAAGTAAGACATCAGAAGGAACTCTTTTTAATTTTGGTAATCCATTAAACACGAATCAACAAAACTCTCCTAATGATTATGGTTTTAGATTGGATACAAAAGTAAATGAGTATGATGGAAAATATTATAGATATATTAGATTAGTAGTTCGTGATTGGGGACCATTTCAAAACGGAAAAAGATTTTATCGTTTAAGGGATAATCATTTTGGAACACAAGGTTTAAACAGATTTGACCATAGAAGTTTTGGTAGTAATGTAACAAATTATCCAGAAGTTCATAGAGCATTTCCACAAATATCTACCGATAACTTAGATGAATGGTATTTTATTTGTGCTACATTTAATCCAAATATATCAGAGTCAGATTACGATAGTAGTTCACCTTGGCGTCAAAACTCACAATATTGGTTAAACCATATTGCTCCAAATGGTAATATAGTTTCTAATAGTGGTGTTGGTGCTAAATGTAAAGTAGAATTAATAAGTCGTACACAATTATTAAATGCTCGTGGATATAAGGTTAGGTCATTGACTGCTACTTCTAAATTAGAAATAGATTTACAATCTTCTTTTACATATCAGATTATTGAAGAAGATGGAACACCACCTATAGTTCAGCCACCTGTAGCTAACTTTGAATTTGAAATAATGGGATAGAGGAATTTACTATGAGTAAGACAGTTCAATTTACAGATACTTCAACTAACGCTAATACTTACTATTGGCAATTCGGAGATGGTAACGCATCTGGTGATAGGAATCCTATACATACTTACGAAGAGTATGGGGATTATGTTGTTATCTTAACTATTACAGATAACAATGGAAACTCGGATGAGTTTCAACAGAATGTAAGTTTGAGTTTACCAAATGTTGATGAACCACCAGTTGATGAAACAATTGAAGAAGAAACAACTGAAGAGACTACGGATGAAGAAGAAGTGACAAATGAAACGGAAGTAATATATGGATGTACAGATCCTACTGCTACTAATTATAATCCTAATGCTACTCAAGAAAATGGTAGTTGCCAATATAATTCTGAACAAGAGACGACTTCTACAGAGCCACGACCAACAAATCCACCTAGTGGATACAATCCTTTAACTGGAAATTTTAGAGTAGGAGCTGCAAGTTCTGGAGGTCAATGGACATGGAATGGTACTGCTTGGATTTTAAATTCATCTACGACTACAGTTACAACAACTGAGAGTGATGACACATCGGGCGATGATATACCAGGTGATGATAGTGATACAGGAGGTAGTAGACCAACATTTGATTATCAATTAGAGGGACAATTAAATAATAGGACTGAGGCGGTAAATAGTACAAGGTTTAATATCGTTGTAAATAGTATCAACTATCCAGAATTAATTAGAGAGATTGAAAATTATGTGAATGTACCAAATGCTATATATGCTAATGGTCAAAATCGTACTATTATTAAGTTTGAGACCGATGGAGAAGGTGGTAGAATCACTCTTGCTGGAAATGTAGGAAGCGGTGGTAATCCAACTACTGCATATAACTTCAATATGAATATATCAAGTATCATAGATTTAAGTGGTAATGGTGGTAATGGTGATGGAGATGTCGGTGGTGGTTATGACGGTCCACCAAAGTAGGATGGTATAAATGGCTATCTTCACAAAAGCAGAAGACTTGTTCTCATCAGCAGAACAATCCGTTGGTGGTAATCCAACCGAAGGTGGAAATGGAAACGAATCTGTTAGGATATTTCAACCTGATAGAGGATTAGATGTTTTAATACCAAATGTCGGTTACTTGGATAGGGAAGAGGGTGACTTTTCTACTGGCGTAAGTGCGTCTTTTGATGGTAGAAAAACTCTTGGAACTATAACTCTAAACAACAGAGACTTTTGGGAAAATAGTAATTACAATGAAAATACTTTTGGTTCTTATTTAACAGGTCTTAGAGAAGTTGTTGATGGTCAAGAGGTAATCAATGTTCAGATGTATAGTCAAACTTTTAATGGCAATGTCACGAGAAGAATTGTTGTTAATGAAAAAAGAAATCAATCTACCACTTTTAAATTTACAATAGATACGATACCATTCGTTGTAAATCCAAATACAGATGAGATTGTAAGATTGGATAGATATTACGATAAGGATATAGATACTGAAAGATATAACTTAGCAACCGAAGGTAATATAAGTTATTACATTTATCCAAGAGGTGATGGTAGAACTCCAGCAGGTAACTTAGATACTTACGGATATAAAGGTCTAAAGACAAAGAATGGTTTTAATGCGTTTGACTCTTATGCTAGAGAAGGAGGACCTGATGCTAAGGGTTATAGTATCTTTCGTTTGGATTGGGGTGATGGGACTCCATTAGAACATACATCAAAACCAAAGGTATTAGAAGGAACTACATTATTAGAACATGTCTACAAGAAACCAGGATTTTATACCATCAAAGGTGTAGTTATGGCATTTGATGGTTTTAATATTGGTAGTTGGGAAAAGTTTGAAACAAATATTTTACTGAATCCATCTGATAATTATGATGTTAAATTATATGATGATAATAATTTTATCACAATAGGTGGAATGAGTTCTGATTCCGTATTGGTAAAATCAGCAACTGATATTATAGGAGTTGATGCTTTAACATTAGACGATAGTAAAGCTTCTAATTTTCAAATAAAAAATTTAAATTTATTTGATAGGTTAAATCTTTTCAACTTCTTATCAAAAGTTGATGATGATATCATAAGTAAATTTAATTCAATTATTTCACCATATGAAAAAGATATATTTGATGTACCTCAACAGAGGTTAGTAGAAGATTATATATTTGGATGTTTAGATCCAGAAGCAGAAAATTACCAACCTGACTCCGATAGTGATTTATCAGGTGGAAGAACTCTTTGTCAATATAATTTAGAATTAAATTTTAGTGCTATTCCATCTACTGATAGTATGAAAATTACCCTTTATTTTCTTAACTCTTCTAATTTAGATGGTCTGTATCAGTCTCCACCAGATGATGAGCCCGAAGTTATTACTGATAATAGAGGTGAAATGGTAGCTAATCCAAATGCTACACCTGGTAGGAAAGCTGCTATAATAAATCAGCTGGGTAGTCAATGGATTGATATAGATGATTTAGAGGATGTTGCTTATCAAAAGGTAGATATCTACACTAATCCATCGGGTAATCAACCTAACAATACAATCGTATCTCGTGATACATTAAGGGATGCTGAACAAATTCTCGTTGGAGCAGACCCGTTGAGTACAGGAGGTTCTCAATTTGTTGATGTTAATATATCAACATATGTGGCAAATCCAAACGATGGTAGAATTGTACCATCTATTTCTTTCTCAAACCTAAATACTGAGGTTGTACAAAATTTTAATATTAATAGTAACATGAGACGAGTTGGAAATGAATGGGAAGTATATAATATTAAACGATATGGTTTTAACACGATAGATGCTCAAAACATACAAGAAGTTGATTCTACCATTAATGGTGGTATAAACGGAATCCATAGTGTAGTTATAGAATCTCTCCATT